CCAGGGCGGCCTCGATGGTCGAAAGCTCAGTGTACGCCTCCCGCAGCAGCACCCGGAGCCGAAGAAGCTCCTCGATCGCCGCGCACAGGTCGAGAGCCATCTGCTCCGAGTAGAGGTCCGCGAAGTGTCCGCCAGGGCCGCCGTTCACGAACAGCGAACGGTGCTCGGGCCAGCGGGGGGCGCTCACAGTTCCGCCAGTCGGGCCTCAATGGCCGCGATCACGCCCTTCCGGGCGCGGGTGTCCAGTTCGATCTCCTGCGCGTCCAGCAGCAACGCGCCGTCCTCGCAGACTGCGATCTCGCCCTTCGCCGTGCCGCGCTGCTTGCCCCGACCGGACAACGACACGATCGCCCACCCGGGCCGATCCGCGAAATCGAGCGCCCACAGCCGCTTCTTCGCCGCGCCGCGCACCACGCCGCGCTTGTCCTCGTCGTAGGCTGCCTGGGCGTCGGCGCGGGACGCCGTGACGAGCCACGCCGCCGCGTCTCGCGCGGTCATCCCCGTAGTCGGGCAGTCGGGGATCTCGCCCACGGGCAGCGCGGGCGTTGCCAGCCCCGCAGACACATGACGGGTCACCGCTCGCAGCGCATGGATCGTTTCGATCATCCGGTCGCACCACTCGTCCGCGTCCTCGTCGGACGCGACGTATCCCACGCCAGGAACCACCTCCTGCACGCGGTTCAACGCCTGGAACCATGCGTCGAGTTCGGCGGAACAGTCCGCGTGCTGCTCCTCGGCGTCCTCGGCCCGCGCAACGGCAGCCTCCAGGGCGTCGTTTCGATCCTCGTCCTCGGCCACCAGCCGGTCCACGTTGGAGAGGAGCGCGTCGAGGCTCACGGCGACGGCGTACATGCCGGTCCCGTCACCCTCATAGGCGGCTTCGATCAGCGCCCACAGTTCCCGCCCGATGCTGGATGCGAGAGAAGACGTGCGGGGAGCACTGAGGACAGATCGGGCGGCAGTCGCAGACACGGCGTGCTCCGAGACGAGATTGAGGGGATGGGGGAGTGTGTGTGTTCCGACGGCTCAACCCGGGGGGAGCCGGCGAGCGGGGCGCTTGCGCGCCCGCTCGCGTTGTCGGGGGGAAAGGGGGCGGCGAGGGCCGCGAAGGCGGCGGAAGCCGCGCGTGCCCCGAGGGGCGGGGTGGGGCGACCAGGGCAGCAGGGGATACTGCACACTGGCCGCCCGAGAGGAGCGACCAGACCGGAGGCTACGCGGGGGAGGGCCGATGATCTGACCTACCCTCATGGAGCACCCGCCCCCGCGCGCCTCACGGCAGGATCAGCGACCCAGCAGCGCCGCGAGGCCGGCGGACGCCGGGGGGGCGGCGACGGCGGGGGCGGGGGCCGCGACGGCGGCCGGAGCGGCCGGGGCGGCCGGGGCGGGGGCCGCGACGGCGGCCGGGGCGGCCGGAGCGGCGGGCAGGGCGAACGCGGGAGCCGGGGCCGCCACGGGGGCCGCCACGGGCGAGGGGAGCGCCGAGGGGGCAGCCACGACCTGCGCGGTGGGCGCGGAGGGGGCGGCGGCGGGGGCGGCGGCCTGGGGGCCACCAGCGGCGTCCTGAGCGGCGCGACGGATCGCGTAGGTGGCGGGCTTCAGAAAGCGCATACGCTGGGTGGTCGAGCCATCCATCTTCACGCGCTCGCTGATCTCCACCACGCAGTCGCGGCCGGCGAGGATGCCTGGGATCTCCTCATGGGGGATCTGGCCCGCGCCCTTGACCTGCTCGATGGTCAGCCCCACCGACAGGAACGTCGTGGCCCACACTTGGAGGTGCGCCTCGGCCTTGGCGGGGTCCGAGGAGGAGAGGTTGATCCACTCCGTCCGCACGGCGCCCGCGTAGTCGGGCTCGGTGATCTCGACCTTGATCTCCACCTGGGGCGTACCCTTGGAGGAGGTGACGATCTGCGCGGACTGCACCGTGCCGGGGAAGACGCCGTGGGGGAGCGGGACGCCGCCACCCTCGCTGATGTTGAGGTTGCGGAAGTCGAGGAATCCGGTGCTCATGGCACTCTCCTGTGTGGTGTGTGGGCGAGACGCCCTGGGGTGCCCCGTAGGGCTGGAGGACAGCCTCGTCAGAGGCCGAAGACGTTGTTGGATGCGGGGAAGAAGGTCGCGTTGCGAGTCGCCGCCGCGCGGCGCAGCGCCGCACGGTCCCAGCCGTCGCGCACAGCCCAGCGGACGTGGCGCGGGTCGTAGCCCTTCTCCAGAAGCGCGGCGTACACCTGCTCCAAGAGCACACGGTCCTGCTTGGGGTCGCCGCCCACAAGAGCCTGGGCGATCTCCTCGACCATCGGCTCCTGCCAGTCCAGGCCGGCGAGACGCGAGACGGCGTAGCCGTTGTGTCGCAGGATCTCACCGAGGTTCATCGGCGCGGGGCTCGGGGTGCCGTTGTCGCGGTCCTTGCCGACATAATCGGCCCCGCCGTCCACCCGGTAGATCCCGTGCCAGGGCTTCCGCTGGGGATCGTGCGCCGCCCGCAGCACAAGGTCGCACATCGCCGGAAGCTGCTCGGGGAGCTTGCCGGTCAGGTCCGGGCCGCCACGGATCCGCTGCCCGTCGTCCCGCATCCGAGGCGGCTTCTCCCAGCACGTCACGACGACGTGGAGGTTAGCGAAGCGCGCCGCGTTGCGGAAGGCCAACACGCTGTCACGCAGCGCGCCGAACAGCCGGAAGCCGCTGTACCGCTTCTCGTAGGACGCCATCGTCTGCTCGGCCAGGAAGCTGAAGTCGTCCACAACGATCGCATCGTAGCCGCCGCGAGCCTTCGCCGCTTCGATCGCGCGGGTCGCGTCGTCCATCGTCTCGACGGGCATCTGCGAGGGCTCGTAGCCGCAGAGGGCAGGGATCGGCTTCAACGCCCCCGGCGCGGCCAGGAACAGGCCGCCGGGGAACGAGTAGCCCGTGTCAGAGGTCTTCCCGACGCCGCTTGGCCCGTAGGCACAAACGAACGCCGGAACACTCGGGGTGCTCATGGTTGCTCGGGGGGTGTGGTGTGTGGTGTGTGGTGAGGACAAGTTACGCGACGAGCAGCGACACGTCAATGTTAGAAATGAACGTACCCGTCGAATACTTTACTCTAACAGTCTCAGCACCCGCGCAGCTTCGACCACTTCGGGATCGGCAGATCGATCATGGTGGGGACTCGCCCCGGCCACGACCCGGCGCTCTCGCACGCGGCGAGCCGGTCGAGGAGCTTCCGCCGGTAGGCGGCTCCCAGGCGGCGGGCCTCCGGCGTGACCCGGAACAGGCCCACGTCGTAGGGGGCCGCCTTCTCGACGGCGAGGAGGATCGGGACGCACACGCGACCCGTCAGGATCTCCGCGCCGGTCGCGTAGTGCTCCATCTGCCCGACGTAGCCGTACTTGTCGCTCGCGCGAGCGAAGGCGTCCGGGTCGAGGTCGCGCGTGGTCTTCGCGTCCACCACGAACAGGGGGGCGTTGGGGTCCGCCTCCGCTCCCGGCGACCAGCACAGCCGGTCGAGCTTCGCCTTCATGCGCGTGCTCCCCTCCATCCAGAACGCCGCGCGCTCGTTGACGCCGGGGAGGTCGAGGATCATCGCTGCCTCCTCGTGCGCCTGGACGGTGCGGACCATGCACTCGATTTCCTCGGCCTCGGACGCCGTGATGATCTCGTAGTCCTCGTAGAGCCTGCGGTACTGATCCCACGCCTTGCCCTTCCGCTGACCGTCGTAGACCTTCCAGCCCGCCGCGTAGACCTCCGGCTGGAGCAGCGCCGCGTGGAACGCCCGCCCGAAGGCGAACGCCGACGTGTCGGAGCGCGGGTGCCGCTTGTTGTGCTCGTACAGGCGCGGGCTGTCGCCCACGACCTTCAGCGACGACCAGTTCACGCCCTCGGCGGAACGGTAGTCCGCGTCGGGCATATCGAGGAAGCCGGACAGATCCAGCATGGCGCGCTCCGATGTAGTGTGTGTGTGCGGGGCGGCCCGCCTCCGGGCCGCCCCACCAGCGTAGCAGATCGAAGCTCGCCGTGCCGGTCAGACGTTGACCTACGGGAGCCCCGGGAACGCCTTGACGAGCCCCACCTCCCCGCTGCCCCGGAAGGTGAACGTCGGCACGTCCGCGTGCTGGCCGTTCAGCCCCTCGTCGTGGATCTCCAGATGCCGGTAGCCCCGCTCCCGCATGGCGCGAACCACCAGCGGGATCAGCGTCTCCATCGTCATCGGCTCCTCGGCGGCGGGCTCGGCGGCGGGCTCGGCGGCGGGCTCCTCCTCGGGCTCCAGGGCGGCACCCTCGGTCATCCAGCCCCGGGGCGTCATGTAGCCCCGCTGGCCCTCCTCGGGATCCTTCGGCCCGCCCAGGAACACGATGGATCCGTCCAGCACGATCGCGGCCGGCGCAGTGCGAGCGCCCGCCACGTCTCCGCAGGCGAAGGCGACCGCCACCGCGTCCCGCAGGAGCTTGTGGCTGCCCGCAGGCACCAGCAGGGCGCTCGGACCCCGGTGGGCCGACTGGATGCCCGCCAGGGCGTAGACCTCGCGCCGCAGGCGGCGGCCCTCTCCTTTGCTGACGGGTCGCCCCAGGATCAGGGCGGTGGCGGCGGCGAAGGTGCGCGATCCGCGCAGGTAGGGGTTGCTCAGGACGAGACGGATCACGGCGCGTCGGTGGTCGGGCGTCAGGGTGTCCAGACGGGTACTCATGGCTTCTCTCCGGGTGGTGCATCGAAGGCGATGCGGTAAAGGTCGATGCGCTGCTTCGGGTAGTCGGCGGCGGCGTGAGCGGCGGCGCGGGCGGCGCGGGCGGCGTAGGTGTAGGCGGCGGCGGCGGCGGCGGCGCGGGCGTCGGCGGCGGCTTCGGCGGCGGCGGCGACGGCTCCGGCGGCGTAGGCGGCGGCGACGGCTCTGGCGGCGGCGTAGGAGTAGGGAGCGGCGCGGGTGGCGTAGGCGACGAAGGCGGCGTGGGCGGCGACGTGGGTGTCGTGGGCGGCGTCGGCGACGGCGCGGGCGGCGGCGTCGGCGGCCTCCCAACACTCCTCCCGCGTCACGTCCCCCCGCAGCCACCCCTCAGCCGCCTCGATGGCGGCGAGGCACACGGGGCGGTCTTGCTCACGGGTCCGCCGCAGGACGCGCCGGGCAGCGAGGCACGCCGCCTCGACGCCGATGCGCTTGCCGGGCTCGCCCAGGTAGCGCAGGCTTCGCCAGAGGTCAGGGGTGGACGTGGTGCCGAGATCCCACCAGACTCGCAGCGGGATCTCCTCGTCCTCCGGCACGTCACGCCCGAGGGTACGGCACAGGTCCGCGATCCGGTCGTCCAGTTCGCAAGACTCGTGCCGTCGCAGGGTTGCGATGGAGAGGGTCAGCCCCCCCTCGGGCCGGTCAGGCGTCCCCACGACCCACCCCCAACTTCCCGGGGAGGTCGGTCACCAGCAGCGCCCACGCCCAGGACTCGATGGCGTCCAGAGCCTCGGTGGCGGTGTCGCCGCCCATGGCCCACAGCAGACCCCCCCGATCGTCCATGCAGGAGGCCAGGGCGGACAGATGCACGCCGTCGCAGTCGTCGCAGGAGGTCACGTCCGCGTGCCAGTCGATGCTCAGGCCCGGCTGGACACCCCGCAGCTTCCGGTTGAGCGCCCGCACCCGCCGCTCGACGGCGGCCACCCCGTCCAGCCCGCCGGCCAGCCGAAGGTGGGCCGCCGCGATCTGGCAGTCGTCGCAGGGACACTCGTGCCCGTCCACAGTCGGGACGCGGCGAGGGGCGACCCAGGGGATCGCGTGACTGAGCCCCCGGTCTGACAGGCGACCCTCAACGACGGAAACCGTCTCGTCCGCCGCCTCCAACCAGCCCATCCACGTCTTGTCCGACTCCTCGGCGGTGGGCACCGGGATCCACGCCGTCACCGGCATCCCCATGAACCCGGTCCCCGCCGGAATGTCGTGGACGTGCGCGAGGATCCGCGCGATCGACCCGTGCGGCGCGTGCGGTGCGGTACGGACCTCCATGACGCAGGCGAGCACGCCCACGTCCTTGCCGTCCGCCGGACACGTCGTCGTCGTCGTCCAGTCGTCGTGCTCGCACTCGTAGTCGTCGTCGGCGTAGAACGCCGCCCCCGGCGACAGCCGGGAGATCAAGGCGGCGGGCACCCCTTTCGGGTCGCCATCCAAATCAACGGTACGGAACGCCGACTCGCGGTTGACGGCGAAGCCGGCGAAGCCGTAGGTGTCCGCCGCTTTCACGATCCGCGCGATGGCGGATCGATGCGCGGCGAGGGCGCGGTCAGGGTAAGTCGAGGAGGGCATCGAAGCTCCGGATCAGTGTGTGTCCGCAGACTAATCCCCGAGCAAACGATTGTCACACCAAACCTTCAACTTTCTTTCGCGTTTCGCTACAAACCCCCGCTACGGCCCACTCTCGTCGTTACCGTAGCAGCGCGCTAACGTCCTCCGAGACGATGTAGGTTCGGACTTCGACGCCGAGTGTGCCCTTCCACTGGCGCACCCGCTCCCGGGTGACCCCCAGGTCGTCCGCGATCACCTGACCGCTCTCCCCGGCCCGGAGCCCGTCGAGGAGCCGCACGAGCCCTCCGCGCCCGTGCCGGGCGATGATGTTGCGGGCGATCTTCTCACGCCGGTCCTGCTCACTCGTCGTCATCGTCGTCTCCCTCGGCGTCTCGCAGGGCGGCCAGCACCCCGGCGGCGAACGCCTCGCTGTCTGTTTCCGTGCCCGCGAGGGCGTCCGCCGCCCCCGCCAAGCTCTCGATCCCCACCAGAGCCTCCACAGCCGGCAGCTTGTCGAGCAGGATGCTCGCCAGATGCTCGTCGGCGGTGCCCTCCGCGATCGGGTAGTAGACGGTCACGGGCCGGTCCTGACCGTGCCGCGTGAATCGACCCTCCCACTGATCAAGCTGCCCCGGCGTGTACGGCAGCAGCGCGAAGATCGCAGCGTCGGTGCATTGGAGCCCGTCGATGCCGGTGCCCCACGCCTCGCCCGTGCCGACCAGCACGCACGACCCCTCCGAGGCCCGGTAGGCGTCCAGCATCCCCCGGCGCTCGTCCTGGGAATGCGCCCCGTGGCCGCACCAGACGCCGCCGACCGGAGCGCCCTTGCCTCGGATCTTGCCGGCAGCCTCCGCGATCTCGTCCGCGTCCCGCTTCCGCGCCGTGAACACGACGACCTTGTGGCCGCTCTCCATGTGCTCCGCGATCCGCTGCACGACCGCACGCCGCTTGCTCGACGCCGCCATCGCCAGCCGCACCTCCAGCAACGCGGACGCGCCGCGCGCCGTCGCGGCCTTGATCACCCGCTTCCAGCCACCGGACGGGGCGACCTGCTCCGAGGGCGCGATGTACCACGTCTGCCGCCGCTTCGGCGGCAAGCTCGCACGCGCGACCGCCACCGGGACCGTGTGCATCACCATCGCCAGCCGCTCGTCCAGTTCCGTCAGGTTGCTCTCGCCCCGGTCATCGAGGCCCCCGTACACCCCGTCCTTCGCATCGCAGTAGCGGTAGGCGTAGGTCCGGTAGGAGCCCCATGCGAACGGCTCCAGAAGGTCAAGCTGCCCCCACAGGTCGCGCACCCGGTCAGGGATCGGGGTCGCCGTCGTCGCCAGCCGCCGCGAGGCCGCCCGCGCAAGCCGCGTTGCGCTCTCCGCGACGTTGCCGAGCGGCACCAATCCGACCTCCCCGTCCCCGTCCTGGGACGGCTTGACCTTCCCCCCGCGCGCCGTCACGTCCGCGACGGCGGCGGCGTAGTCGGGACTGTCGCGGTCGGGCAGCGGCAAGGCTTCCCAGCGTTTGCGGCTCTTGCCCTTGTGGCTCTCGTCGTACACCACCGCCCCGACGCCGCCCAGCGTCGTCGCCAGCGCGTCGGCCCACGAGGGCAGAGCTTCCCAGCCGACGGTCACGACGGGCCGCTGGCCCTCCTCGCGGCACCAATCGAGGTAGTCGTGGAGGGACTGCCACTTGTCCCGCTTGCGGACCTCGGACGCGGGCTTGCAGACGAAGGCGCGGAGCCGGGTGAATCGCTCGACCTCCCGGGCGTACTGCACGCGGGTCGCGGCCCGGGTCACGATCACCAGCGGGCCGGGCTCCAGGCACCCCCACAGGATCGCGGTGTAGGTCTTGCCGCTCCCCGTCGGGTGGTGAAGCAGCGCCCCGGGAAGCTGCACGGCGAAGCCGAGGGCGTGCCGCTGGTAGTCCATCGGCCAGTCGCCCAGGTAGTCCTCGCGGACCTCCCCGCCGGCCAGCAGACGTTCCCGCAGCGGCTCCCAGGGGACCGCCGACCCGGGCACCGGGATCTCCTCGGAGGCGCGCAGGACGGCGCAGGTAGATCCATGGTCCCGACACGTCCGCAGCACCGCAGGTAGCGCGTGCCAGGACGCCCGCCAGCGGCCCCGAAAGCACTTGACGCCGGGAATCGCCTCCAGCCGAGACGCCGGGGTCTGCCCCGGGTCGAACCATACGTCGAAAGTGTAGTCAGGCATAGGTTTCTCGTCGCTTGTGTGTGTGTCCGCCGTGTGTCTCGGCTCCTCGGAACGTAGCGGAGGCACGACGACGTGTCAAGGACACGCCGCTTGACGTGTCGCCCCCCGGCGGGGTAGATCGACGGGCACACACACACACACTCACCCCGAGCACTCGATGATCACGGAGAAGGAAGCGTGGTGGGCCGTACCGCCCGCCGGCTGGGTTCGCGACTACATGGAGCACGCCGAAAGGCAGACGACGGCCCCGATGGGCTACCACCTCGCCGTCGCGCTCTCGCTGCTCGCAGTCACGACCCCGACCAGCTACGGCCACCGCTACGCGGGCGACCTGTACGGCAACCTCTACACGCTGCTCGTCGGGCGCAGCGGTGAGGACCAGAAGTCCACCGCACTCGGCATTGGGCGCGAGGTCTTGCAGGTCGCGGACCCCGGCTTGATCGGACGGATGCCGGGCTCGCCGGAGGGTCTGATCGATGCGTTGGCCGACCAGCCCCGGCAGATCCTCCGCTACTCGGAGTTCGGCGCGTTCCTGGCGAAAGCCCAGCGCAAGGGCTCGTATTTCGAGCCTATGAAGGCCCTTCTCACGGATCTTTGGGATTGCACACCGCAGTCGCGCGTGAAGGCCAACGGCAACGGAACCAACGTCCCGAATCCTCGCCTGTCGGTCATGGCGGCGTGCAGCACACCGTACTTGGAGAAATACACGGAACCGGAGGACTGGAGCGGCGGCTTCATGGGTCGGTGGGCGGTCATCTACGCCCGGCGCGAGCGGACCAACCCCGACCCGTCGGGCGACCCCACCGCGATCCCGGCGCTCGCGCAAGCTCTCCAGCAGCGGGCCGCGCTCCCGTCCGCCGGCCCCTGCCTCGGGCTCGACCCGGAAGCCACGGCCCTCTGGCACGAGTGGTACATGCACTTGGAGGCGCGGGTCGTCCCGGCAACGATCGCGGGTGCGAAGACGCGCGCCCCGACGATCGCGCGGAAGGCGGCGATGCTCTACGCCTGGGATTTCGGAGATCCCTTCGCGGGCGACCCGTGGCGGCTCAACGTCTCGCACCTGTCCTGGGGCATCCGGTTCGCGGAGCTACACCTACAGTCGGTCCTGGGGATCGCGGAGAAGCTGGCCGAGCACCCCGATGCCCGGCTCCGGCGCGACGTGTTGAGCATCGTGCCGCCGGGTGGGGCTCAGTCGCTCGCGGAGATCCTTCGCCGGACGAAGATGCGGAAGCGCGTCGTCATGGAGGTCTTGGAGGGGCTGTGCATCGACGGCTCCCTAAAGCCCCACGCCGTTTCCGGGGTCGCCGGAGACACGATCTACCAGCGGCTCCGGTGACGGCGCGGAGGGCTACCTTAGCGGCTCCTGGCGTTGACTCGACGGCGCTGGGCGATGATCTTCCTGGCGATGGCGTAGGTGCTGTCACGGTCATCGATCGGGATGCGGAGCCGCTTCGCGACGGCGATGTAGACCCTCCGCTCGCCATCTACGATATAGTCCAGCCATTCGTAGAAGTCGTCGCGTCCGATCTCCTCGTCCAGTTCGTACAACGCCCCCTTCTTGCGAATCAGCTTGACGGTATCGGTGATGTTCAGTTCGGGGGAGGGGTCGTCGAAGATGCTCACGGCGGACTCCGGGTCGGCGCGTCGCAGCCTACCACTCCGGGCAGCCTACCACGGCGAGGCCGGCGGGTCAGTCGGCGTTGCGGCGGACGCACTCGTCCAGGGCGTCCACGAGGTCGAGGCCAACGTGTGTCTCGTCCGTGTAGCCGTCCTGGGCGTGGATCAGCGTCCAACCCGTGTCCCCGGCGGCACGGGTCACCCCCCACGCCCCGGTGACGGGGTAGGACACGACCCAGCCCGTCGCCGCGTCAACGATGATCGGCGGGCCGAAGCCCACACCGGCCAGCAGGTCGAGGTCGGCGGCGGACACGCCGGTCTGCTCGTCCACGCCCGTCAGGTAGACGAGGCTGGGATCCTCGGCGGCGGCCTCGATAGCGGCCTCCTCGCTGGCGTCGTCGCTGCCCGACATCAGCGGACAGTCGTAGACGCCGAGGGTCAGGCCGCTCACCACGGCGTCGTGGATCGCGTCGGCGGGGTCCAGGCCAAGGAGGTCGGCGTAGTCGGTAAGGGCGATGCGGTTGCGGATCATCGGGGGCTCCGGGGTGGTGTGTGGTCTTTCACCCGCGAAGCCCCGTGCCGGTGAGGGCTACGGGGCGGGTGCGGACGATAAGTCGGTCAGTCCGTGACAACCGACTTGACGAGGTCGCCGTCCGCGGTCTCGACCAGCCGCACGCACGGCCACGTCGCGGCGAGCACGCGGCTGGCCCACGCCTCCAGCGAGTCGTCGCCGGTTCGCTCGTCGGCCCACATCACGATCTCGTCGTCGCCGTTGATGCGCTCCTCGATCGTGGCGTGGTCGATGCCGGGGGCGTGGTCGCTGTCGTCGCAGAGCACGATGTCGTCGTCGCAGAGCACGTCCTCCCCGGTGAGCGCGCGCTCGTCGTAGTCGGCGGGGATGCGGACGTAGTAGTCACCGGCGGCGATGTAGTTGCCGTTGGCGGTGGTGTCGGTGTCGAGCGTGATGCGAGCGATGCGGGTCATGGTGTCTCTCCTGGTTGGCGCCGGGGTTCCTCCCCCGGCGACACAAACACCTTATAGGTGTGTCATAGCCCTGTCCACAATAAATATGCACCGCCGCTGGTCTGCTCGCCGGAAACGTCGTCCAGCAGCGGTGCAGATTTCTTTCGTCACCCGTCGTCGGCTACCCGTCGTCGGGCTCCGGGCACCCCTCACGGTCCACGGTGAGGGTGACCGTCGCACCCTCCGGCCATGCGTCCGGGTCGGTCACCCGTCCCAGGACGCCCAGCACGATCCCGGTGACCGTCTCGACGTGCCGATGCTCCCGGCGGCGGGTGACCCGCAGCCACACCTCGCCCCCGTCGGGCAGCGGGTAAGCGGCGATCCCGATCGTCATGCGGTCCTCCCGCGACGGGCGAGCCGCCGCATCCGGGTCAGCGGCATCCCGTCGTGGTCGGCGGGAGCGCCGGGAGCCTCGGGCACCAGGGGAGCGCCGGGCTCCGGCTGCCCCGCGTGGCCCCAGCGGAAGATCGGACGGAGGAGGGCGACCGGCAGCAGCGCGATCCCCGTGTCCGAGTGCAGCGCAACCAGCGACCCGTCCAGCAGCCCCGGCGTCGTCGCCGCGAGCGCCGACCACAGCGACCCGTCCCGGGCCACCGGGCTCCACCGGAGCTTCGACAGCACCGGCATGGACACGCCCGACGCTTGCAGCGCCGCCAGAGCTTCCGCGACCTCCCCCGGGATCCGGGTGTCCTCCCCCGCCGACCGGCGCGGGAAGTCCGGGATCCCCGTCACCCCCCTCGACGCCCACCACTCCCGGTAGCGCCGCCAGTTCGACGCGATCGGCGTCCGCTTGTGCGCGTCCTGCGCCTCGTACCAGCGAAGCAGGCTCGCCCGCGTCACACGACCGTCACCGTCCTCGCCAACCTCGACCGCATCCCGCAGCACGCGCCGCACCTGCGAAGCCGCCGTCGATGCCGTCCGACGACCCACCCCGCGCTCGGACACCAGCCACGCCCGAAACGCCTTCCAGTCGTCGGTGTTGTCGGTGTCGTCGCTTCCGGCGGGGGCAGGCGGGGGCGTCGTGGGCGGCGGGGGCGGCGGGGGCACGGGGTTGAGCTTCGGGCTCGGTGCCGGGACGGGGTGGAGGGTCGGGCTCGGTGCCGGGAGCGTCGGGAGCGTCGGGGGGCAGTCGTCCATGGCGGTGTCCATTTCATGCGCCTCGCCCCTTCGGGGCTCGGCGCGGGGGGTGCTCGGATAGCAGGAGGAGGTCACGGGGTGTCCAGGGCGGTGTCGGTTTAGGGGTCGCGGTGCAGGTTTAGGGGTCCGAGGCGGCCCGGGTGCAGGTTTAGGGGCGTCGAGCGCCCCGGCCGGCGTTAGAGTCATAGCACAGAGGGCACGTCCCGTGCAACGTCGGTGTATATCGACTACAGAGTTAGAGGTTAGAGAGCATGTTCCGTGTCGTGTCGTCCTAAGAACGACTACCCGTTAGAGTCATAGCTTAGAGTCATAGCATCCCACCCGGTGCATGTTTACCTATACTCTGATATTATACCTATTCTAACTATAACTACCCCCCTATATACTTACATTACACGGTACATAGTCTCTAACCTATGACTATAACATCATCCGGCCCGTTCGCTGAGAACGCCGTGCCCGTGGGCTTCCGGGCCTAAGCGCAGATGCGGCGGCCGGGTCGGCGTTGGGTTGCGGCCTTGGATGCGCCCTCTGCCGCCGCGTGGTACGCTCCGCGCGAGCGAGGAAACCGTGCTCCGACGATCCATCCCACTCGACCTCCGCGACGTGGACCTCGACTACCCCGTCGAGGTCTACTGGAACCTCACCCGGCATCGGTGGAGCGTCCGCCAAGGTGGGCTCGTCCGCGCGCATCTGGACGACCTTGTGCTCCGCGTCACCGAATGGCGGGTGCAGCCCGGCGGCCAGCGTCGGGTGCGGGAGACGGGTCGCAAGAACGTCCACGCCTTCGCCGTGGGGCGGATTCCACCGACCTTCGCATCGGCCAAGCCCGCTGAGCACCGCCAGCGGACGCGCGACGGGTGGACGGGGGAACGGGTGGTCTACGACCCCCACAGAGACGACGGATTCGTGGCGATCCCGCACCACGCCGGGATCCGCCTCCACGGGGAGGATCCGAGGGAGGGTGCCGTGCCGGCTGGCCCAGGGGTGTACCACTTCCAGTTTGTGATCAGCCTGGACACCCCATCGCCTCGGGGCGCTCACGTCCTCCGGCTGTCCGACTACACCCCGGCTGCTTCCGCCGCATGACGACGCTCCCGCCGGGTGTGACGGGCAACACGGGCCTCGTCATCAACGCCTCCCAGGTGGCGTTTCTGGCGGCGTTGCGTGCGGCGGTCCCAGGGATCCCGCTGCACGTCACGAGCGGCACCCGAACGCCGGAGAGGCAGGCCGCCGCCCTGGTCACCAAGCGGCGCCGGGGCGAAGACCTCCGCAAGCTCTACCGGGCGAACGCGGACATAGCCTCGGCGCTCATGGCGGCCCCCAACACGACCTCGGCCATGGCCGCCATCATCCGGCGCTACATGGGTCAGGGGCGATACCTGTCGCGGCACATGCGCGGGGACGCGGTGGACCTCCGGTCCCGCAACCTCACGTCGGCGCAGGTCCAGCAGGTCATGGCCGCCGCCGCTCGCCTCGGCGCGAAGCCGTTGCTGGAGAGCGACCACATTCACGTCGAGCGGGTCGGCAACCTCGCGTCGGACGTGGCTCTCGCCGTTCGGGATGCGGGCGGTCGGGCGAGGGGCTACGCTCGCCGGGGAGGCGCTGCCTTGCGGCGTCGTCGCAGGACCATCGCCCTCGCCTACACGACGACTGCCGTGGTAGGGTTGCTCGTCATCGCGGCCCTGATCCGCCGCCGGAGAAGCCTGTGAACCGTCAGCCCTACAACCTCGACTACCCGAAGCCGCGCGAAGGGGCGATGATCCGTCGCCAGTTGCAGCAGATGGTGGACGACGCGACGGCGCTCCAGACGGTCCTGCACCCCGACGACAACGTGCCGGCCTGGACGCAGACGAAGATCGCGACGGCGCAGGACCGGCTACACGTCGCGAGCCGCTACCTCCGCAGCCGGATCTCGGACTACGGCGCGGCCCCCGTCGGTGCCAGCGCGTTCGACCGCTACAAGCCGTACCTCCCCTGGGCGATCGGGCTCGGCCTCGTCGCCCTCACCGTCTACATGGGCCGGGAGTCCTCCGCGCCCTCGCGGAAGCGCCGGTCCGAGTCCACCAAGCGGCGGAAGCGCCGCGCAACCAAGCGCCGCTGAAGCGGCACAGGAGCTACCCATGCGCGGTCACCGCCAGGGCATGATGATCAGCGGCCAGCACGACTACGGCTACTACGGCGAGTCGATGGCCCTCTACGACTACGGCGAGTCGATGGCCCTCTACGACTACTCCGGGCTCGGCGTCGATCTCGGCAACCCCCTGACCGGCGTGCTGGACAGGGCCGGCGAGATCGTGGACGGCGTGCCGACCTGGGCGAAGGCCCTGGGCCTCGTCGCCGCCGGCCTCGGCGTGTACGCCGTCGCCTCCGGCAAGGTCAAGCTCGGCAAGAAGAAGTCGCGGAGCAACCCGCGCCGCCGCCGCCTCCGCCGCCGCCGCCGCCGCCGCCTCCGCCGCAACCGGCGCTGAACCGACACTCACCGACGCTCACCGGCTCGCAGCCAAGGGACCGAACATGGCGAAGCGCAAGACCGCGAAGCGCAAGACCGCGATCCGTCCGGCCATCCGGCCCACGTTCCGCCCGTCGGTCCCTCGGCTGCCCGTGTCTCGCCCCCCGTCGCCTCCCGGCGGGGGCACGGTGCGACAGACGAGCGGGGGGTCTTCCGGCGGCGGGATGCCCTTCCGCTCCGGCACCGGCACCGGCTCGACAGGCTTCCAGCCCAGCGCCACGTCGCTGACCCCGGCGCTGAAGCTACCCAACGTCTCAAAGCTGACGATCTCGACGAGCGCGCGGAACGCTCTCATTCCTGCCACGAATCGGACGCAACGGCTGAAGTCGCCGTCTCAGTTCACCCCCTCCGGCAGTACGGGCAAGGGCGGGCTGAAGTTCATCGACCCGAGCGTGATGATGAAGTTCCTCCAGGCCACCGGCTCCCGGGTGCGGCAGACGGCGGGTGGGTACTCGTACCCCGAGATCCCGCAGGAGACGGAGCAGGGGATCCCTGACTACTACTCCGCGAGCCGGGCGAGGCGGGGCCTCCCGAAGCTCCCGCCGGAGGCCGGCAACCTCGCCCGCAAGATCGGGCGCTACGTCGCGAACCTGCCCGCCGACCCGGACAACCGGGGCAGCATCGAGGGCACGATCGCCCAGGTGCTCGTGGCCGCCGCGCAGGAGGCGGAAGTCCAGGGCGACGCCGAGAACGCTTCCCGTCTGTCGCAGATCGCAGGCCAGTGGGCGAAGCTCGTCCGATCCCAGGGGCTCCAGGCCCCGGACCCCGACGCACCGCTACCCCTCGCCGGGTTCGCGGTCGGGCCGACGTTCTACGGCGCGGACGACGCGGACGACGCGGACGACGCGGACGACGCCCTCACGACGCGGACGCTGCCCGGCGGCTGGACGCGCAAGGGGGCCACCGTGACGGCGGCGGGCGTGGCAGCCGTCTACGGGATGGCGACCTGCAAGCGGGACGACGACGCTGCGCGTGCGCTGCGCGGCCTGCTGTTCGGCGGTGCCGCCGCCGCCGGGGCGCACGTCCTCCTCCGGGTGCTCGGCTACGACGACGCGGCGTGACCCCGGCCGCCGCCATCGCCGCCGCCTACCCGGGGGCGGCATCCGTCGCTCACGCCGTGGTCGCCCTCGGGCGGAAGCTCGGCGTGAATCCGGCGTGGATCGCGAACGTGGTCCAGTTTGAGTCCCGGTGGAACCCGCGTGCGGTGAACCGGGCGACGGGGGCCTCGGGCTTGATCCAGTTCATGCCGGCGACGGCGAAGGGGCTGGGTACGACCGTCGAAGCGATCCGCCGCATGACCGCAGCCCAGCAGTGGCAATACGTCGCCGCCTACTTCGCCCGCTTCGCTGGCCGCCTCCGCTCGCAGGAGGACGTGTTCATGGCGGTCTTCTACCCGGCGGCGGTCGGGAAGGGCGCAGACTACCGCTTCCCGGCCCGGGTCGCAGCGGTGAACCCCGGCATCTTCACGGCGGGTGACTACGCCCGGAAGGCACTCCGGGTCGCGAAGCTCGACACCTCGCCGCCCCCCTCCGACGCATCCATCCCCCCCACCACCTCTCCGGGTGGGCGTCGAGGCGGGGGCGGCCTTGCGCGGCGCAGGCTTCGCGTGGGGCTCGGCGTCGGCGCGGGCGTCCTCGCCCTGGTCGCGGTGATCGCGGCGGTCGTCAGGGTCCGCTCGCGATAGACTGGCCCGCAGGAGCCCCCTATGTCCCGCAGCACCCTCTCCGCGACCGGCTACGCCTTCCCGGGCGGGGGTGGTGGTGGGTCCAACACGGTCGCCGTGCAGGACGAGGGAGTCGCCGTCAACACGGCTTCGACGCTCAACTTCGTCGGGGCGGGCGTCACCGCGACGGATGCGGGCGGCGGGACCGCGACCATCACGATCCCCGGCGGCTCGACGGAAGGGACGGCGCTGGTCTTCACCGCGACGGCGGGCGAGAACTTTGCAGCCGGCGAGCCCGTCCGCTTCGACACGACGGGTACGCCGGGCAACGTCCTGAAGGCGCAGGCCACGACGCTCCCGACGGCAGACGCCGTGGGCGTGGTGAAGACCGGCGTGCTCTCCGGCGCGACCGTCACGGTCTACATGGCGGGCAACGTGCCCGTCCTGTTCGGGGCGGCTCCGGCGGCCTCGTCCAACGGCTCCCGCGTCTACCTCGACCCGTCCGGGGCGGGTCAGGCGACCCTCACCCTGCCGACGGGATCCGGGGAATCCGTCGTGCTGCTCGGCCGGCTCACGGGCGCGAACGGCGTCACGGCGACCCCGACCGTCCTCCTCTCCCCGACCTACCTCTACTCCATCCCGTAGCGGAGATCCCTCATGGCGACCTTCACCAAACTTCTCGGCCTCCAGTCCGGCGTCCAGGCTGTCGCGCAGTCCGGCGACACC